AACTTAATTTTAGAAGGGAGGGGCAACCCTCCCCTCATTTAACCAGGAAACAGAATGACAGAACAAGAAAACAAATCAGTATCACTAGCGAGTTTATTAACTCCAAGCAAAACAGTTTCAGTAGATTATCCTAGTATGCCAGGATTTTCAGTTGACCTTTGCTATTTAGCAAGAGAAGAACTATTAAAACTACGAAATCGTTGTGTATCTCAAAAGTTTAATCGTAAGACTAGAGCATTTGAAGAACAACTTGATGAAGACAAGTTTTTAGTAGAGTACGTAAAAGCTGTAATTAAGGGATGGAAAGGCTTAAAATATTCTTACCTCGAAGAGCTTCTATTGGTGGACATTAGTAGTCTTAATCCCGAAGATGAACTTTTATTTTCTCAAGAAAACGCAGAAACGCTGATGAAAAATGCAGCTGATTTTGACACTTGGGTTACAGAAGTAACAGGTGATTTAGAAAATTTTACCAGAGTCAAGTAACACAAATAATATCGTTACTTGATAAACAATACAAAGATGGACAACTTGAACTCGATGTTTATTTAGATTTATGTGAACAACGAGGAGTAGATCCTGATTTTAACGAAATGCCACCAGCTATGGAAGATTATCCTTCTGAAGTTCAGGTGGCTTTTTTATTGCATAACCTTTTACCCGATAGATGGGATGGTATGAGTGGTTCTTATATGGGTAAGGATTATTCTTCCCTCTCCCTGCTTTTAGAAACTTGGGACGTAGAAAATAAAAAAGACTGTATTTTTTGGATAAAAAATATAGAAGCCCGATACTCAGAAAAAGTAAATAAAGAATTAGAAAGAAAAAGAAAAGCTAGTGAAAACAAAGCAAAGGCAGGAAAAACTCCTGGTATAAATGTAAGAGGATAAATGGCAGATTTTAAAGTTATAGGAAAAGTAGTTATTGATGATGACGGTAATTTAAAGGTCGTCGGAAATAAAGCGAAGAAAAGTGCAAAAGAGATAGACAAAGTTGGAAAATCAGCTGCAAATGCTGATAGACAATTAAAAGGTGCTGCTCAGGCATCCTCTAATGCTTCGAAAAACTTTTCAAAAATGTCCCAAGGTATATCAGGTGGTTTAGTACCTGCATATGCTACCCTTGCTGCTCAATTGTTTGCATTAAGTGCTGTATTTAGAGCATTGACAGAGGCTTCAGACTTTCGAGTATTAAATGAAGGTATGAGAGCCTTTGCTGCTTCTACTGGTACTATGGTAAACTCTTTAGCAAAAAATTTACAAAAAGCTACTGGATTTCAAATAGACTTTCGTAATGCCGCACAGCAATCACAAATAATGTTAGCAGCAGGTTTTGGACAAGAACAAATGTCAAGACTTGCAAAAGCAGCCAAAGGAGCATCTACAGCTCTTGGTAGAAACTTTGAAGATTCCTTAAACAGATTAGTACGAGGTGTCACAAAAGCAGAACCAGAATTACTCGATGAATTAGGTATTATACTTAGATTAGAACCTGCTACTAAAAAGTATGCATTGCGTTTAAATAAAACTGCAAAAGACCTTACAACTTTCGAAAAATCACAAGCAGTACTCAACGAAGTACTAGAACAAGCAGAATCAAAATATGGAGCTGTAGCAGATGCAGTTCCTGTCAACCAATTCAACCAACTCATAGCAACTTTTATGGACTTAAAAGATTCAGCAATGTTAGCTATTACTCCTCTTGCAGAGGCACTCGGAGGATTCTTCTCAAATAATATTGGATCAGCGATTGCTGCACTTGCACTTTTTGTAACAGGTATTACAAAATCTGTAATACCAAGTATTGAGCAAATGAATGAAAGTATTAGTAATAGCATGATGGGAAGGATGGGAGCAGGAGCAGCCACCGCGTTTGGAGATATGAAAAGTTCTTTTGCAGGAATTGGAGAAGGAATACAGCAAACAAGAACGGCAAAAGCAAGATTAAAAGGACAAGCAGGGGAACTTACAAGTGCAGCAGCTGGAAAATCTGCAGGTATTCAAGCACTGCAAAGAGGAAAAAATTTAAGTAGACAACAAGCTGCAGGACTAAACACTTCCTTAAAAAATGCTGAAGCTCAATATAAAAAACATGGAAAAATAGTAACAGGTATTTTTGCAGGTGAAGATATTAAGCGAGTACGATCCTTTAAAAAAGCAATGAAACAAATGCAAGCAGAAACAAGTATTGCTACTAAAGTTATGACAGGAACTTTGAAAGTTTTCACTTCTACTGCAAAAGTACTATTTTTTGGGATGGGAACAGCATTTAAAGGCGTTATGATGGGAATGGTTACAGTTACAAAATTTGCAGCAAGAGGAATAAACAGAGCTTTATCACTCATTGCTTTTGTTGGAATTATTACTCTTGTTATTGATGGAGTAAGAAGTCTAGGTCAGAATCTAGATAATGTAACAAAAGGTATTGGAAAAATGATTAGTAAAATTGGAGAATTTTTTCAAAATATCGCAGATAAAGTGAGAGACTTACCTTTTATTGGAGGACTCTTAGGAGGAGGATTAGACTTAGTCGGTAAAGGAGCGGAAATAGCAGGCGGAAAAGTACAAGAGTTCGGAAAGAGTTTAGAGGGAGTTGCAAGTAAAAATAGAGCAATCGCAAAAGTTAAAGAAGATTTTAAAGAGTTAAGTGAAAGAGCAAAATCAACTGCAGATGAAGTTTCCGCATTTTTTAAATCAATGGAGTTACAAGAAGCTAAGACAGGAAAAGGAGCTTCTTTAAAACAAATGGAAGCCATGATCTCTAGTTCTGGTGTTGATGCAATATTTAAGGATTACAAAGATCTTCTAGATGCTTCTTTTGCACAAGGTCCTGGCTTTGCAGGAGCAGAAGATCTTGTTAAACTAGAAGAATCTATATTTGGAAAAGATGGAATTATTGGTAAATTAGCAACTGTTGATGAAACTTTCGCAAAAATTTTAAAGAATAAAGATACTATGAGTATTGATAAAATTTTCGAAATGATTTTAGGTAGAACAGGAGAAGCAGGCGCAACTACAGCAGCATTTAATACTCTAAACAGTAGCTTGGATGCTTTCGAAAGCAAATTTTCTAGTATATTTAATAAATCTGATCCTATGGAAGATTTAATAACTCAAGTAGGCACATTAGGTGAAACGTTAGATCAAACACAACAAGAAACAGTAGGAGCTATTTATCAACGATTATTTGGAGATCCAGCAGAAGGTATGAGTCCAGAGGATATGAATAAAGCAATTCAAGAAATTTTTGGGTCAATCAAAGCAATTCAAAACTTACGAACTACATCAAGCGAAGGATTATTACAAACTCAAGCAGATTCTGCAAGAGTAGGGGGACGAAGTGACGCAGCTTCTCGTTTCGAAAAAGAAAGAATCAAAAATGAAGAGTTTAGATTTAATATCATGAATCAAACAGCAACCGTTCGAGAAAAAGAATTGGCATATCAACAAACAGCAACCGAAGCCAACAAAAAAGCAATGGAAGATGAAAAGAAAAAATTAGAAATATTACAACTTCAATCTCAAGAATATGCTCGTTCAGTATCAGTAGTTGGTAGAATACAAGACACATTCTCAAAAGGTATTGAAGATATGTTTGTTAAAATTGCAGAAGGAAGTATGACTGCAAAAGATGCTTTTAAATCTTTAGCAACATTAGTATTACAAGAAATGGCAAAAATAGCCGCAATGAAAATGGCAGCATCTGTAACAGGTTTTTTAGGATTTGCAAATGGAGGTATTATGCCTGTTCGTGGAATGGCTTCTGGAGGTTATACTTCAGTAGGTACAAAACGTTTTGGTACGGGTGGAATTGCTACTCAACCTACAATCATGGTTGGAGAAGGAAGGTACAATGAAGCAGTCGTACCTTTACCAGATGGAAGAACTATCCCTGTAGAAATGACAGGCGGTGGTGGAGGAACAAACAATGTAGTGATTAATGTTGATGCAGGCGGAAATGCAAGTAGTACAGGAAATGCAGAGCAAGCACAAGGATTGGGAATGGCTATTCAAGCAGCAGTAATGGAAACACTACAAAGAGAAAAGCGTCCAGGTGGCGTATTAGGCGGGGGTTAAGAAATGGCTTTTGGAATAATGCAAAATGACGGGTCAAATATTACTGGCTTTAGTGCAGCAGTGCAACCAGATAAAGGACTAAAACGTGCTAGTAAACCAAAAGTTCATGTAGTAACTTTTGGAGATGGGTATGAACAAAGGCTTGCAGATGGTATTAATAATTTAGACCAGAGTATAAGTGTAAGTTTTTCTACTCGACCAAAAGCAGAGATAGATGATCTTGTGGCATTTTTTGAGTCACTTGGTGGAGTGAGTAAATTTCGTTTTGATTTAGAGGACAGCAATGCAGGTTCTAGCACAGAAACAATTAAATGCGTATGTGATAAGTGGGATCAAACTTGGGCATACGATAATTTTTATAGCTTAACAGCAACATTTAGAAGAGTTTACGAAGCATGACGGAAAAAATTGCAATCAAAGAGTTACAGTCTCTTGAAGAAGAATCTGGTTTAGTTATTTTATATGAACTTGCTCTTGATGCAGACGGTTCTAGCCGTGCTTATTTTACTAGAGGGGAAGATTCAGATTTAACAAATGTTCAAATGTATGACTATGATACAAATAGTCAATTAAATACTTATGATGCAATTCCACTTCAAGCAGAGGGCTTTGAAGTAAAATCACAAGGAACAGCTGCAAGACCTGTAATTACTTTTGCAAATATACTAAGCACTTTCGGAGATGCACTTGGTAGTTTAGAACCAAATGATCTTATAGGAAAGAAACTTTATAGAAGAAAAACTTTACGAAAATATTTAAAAGATGGAACAGCAGACACAGGCTCAGGAAATACTCCTGTAGAATTTCCAAGACAAGTTTTTATTATTGATAGAATCGAACAAGAAAATGCAATAGAAATATCTTTTGAATTAACAACACCTTTTGATGTAGAAGGATTAGTACTTCCTTATCGTGTTATTGGTAATAATGCGTGTTCATGGGTATATCAAGGAGCTTCTCCCAATAAAATAAATGCGAATACAGATACTGGTGGGTGTACTTGGTCAGAGGAATCAAAACTTATAATGACAAATGGGAGCGGAACAGATGTTACTCATACTGTTTATGTAACCCAAGATGATGAGTATGTAATTCCTTCAACTACTAGTTTCACAACTTATAGTAGTGGAGCAGTAACTAAAGACACTTACTATAAAACCACTACCACACTAGCAACCACAGGTATACAAAGGTTAAAGCCAAACGGTACTGTAGACGCAAGTGCAAATGGAGGAACAATTAATAACTATTGGCAAGCTACAACAGCAGCAAGTAGTCCTGGAACTCCTTCAGATACAAATGGAAATTTTGAAAGAATAAGAGTACATGGTACATACAGTGCAAGTGCAAATTACTATGCTTATACAGAAGATAGGCATAATGATTATGTTGCATATACAAGTGGAGGAAAAACACACTTATGGAAAGCAACTCGTACACAAACATCAGGAGCAAACACTGCCCCTGGATTCAATAGTTATTGGGAAAGAGGAGATTCATGTGGTAAAAGACTGACCTCATGTTCTTGCAGATTTGGATATAATCCACTAAGTACATCCTCTGCTTCAACAGGAAGTACCACAAAAAATAGTCAAAAAACTTTACCTTTTGGAGGATTTCCTGGTGCAAGAAAATTTAGATAAACTTTTACCTGAAATATATAAGCAAGTAGAAGAAGAAAGTCCAAAAGAAGCTTGTGGACTTGTTGTTGAAATCGAAGATGAATTGAAATATATTCCTCTGGAAAATCAAAGTTCTGAAAACGAGCACTTTGCAATTGACCCAAAACAATGGGTTCGATACTCGATTATTTCAAAAATAAAATATGTAGTCCATAGTCACTACGGCTCAAATTGTTATCCAAGTGAGCATGACAAGAATGTATGTAAAAGTCTTGGCGTACCATACTTAATTGTATCGTACCCAGAGAAAGGAGAATTTATTTATGACCCACGTTAAATTAATGGGAGAAATGGGAGAAAAATT